TGGTTGCGGCTTGCTTGGGTTCACCCCTTATTGGCCGAAAGGCGTTAGCCTGACGTTTTCTAGCTCGCTCAGCCCTCGTCAAGCAAAAAACGACAGCTGGCGCCCGCTAGGACAGCCTTTTTCGGTCGCTTCCTCCCAGCACTCAGCGAGTTGGGCACCTATAACCACCCATGCCGAGCGGCCACCCTGAGGGAGTTGAACCCCCAACCTTCTGATTTGTAGTCAGACGCTCTATCCAATTGATCTAAGGGTGCGTAGCATTTATTGGCAGTAACTTACGCAAGTTTTGAAAGTTGTTTTTAAGCGTTTTCTACAGCCATTTGATACAGGTCGTCAAACCGATGAAAACAGCCTGTGCCGATCAGGCCGATGGAGCCAGGACCCAGGGGGGGCGGGGGTGCGGGGCGCCCCCTATGGGCATGGTAATAAATCCACCCCCCGCCTGGAGGGAAAATTAGTCTAGTTCGCACCGTAAAGGTGTTGACAAGGAGTGAAAGGGATGGCTGAGAATGTTGGGATGAGCGACGAGGAGGAAGATTCGCTGGTGCCGGTGACGATCCGGTTTGAGCGTGGGGAATACGCATTTGCGCGGGAGCAGGCGCAGGCGCGATATGGACGGAGGGGTTTTTCGGCGTACATCCGGGGATTGGTGAAGGACCACCAAATGGAGGTGGCGCGTGGGAAGGAAACGCGGGCGGCATGGAGGCTATGACAAAGCGGGAGAAAATGGAGGGGAAGGTGGCGATGACGCTACTGAAGGAGGAGGCGATGATGCGGCCTGAGTTGGTGGCGAGGCATTACCTAGCGCATGCGGCGCTTGCGCAGAGCATAATGGGGCATGTGGAGCATATCCGCAGGTTTGGGGTAAAGGGGATTGGGCACAGCACGCACAATGAGGTGCGGGCGCATGTGCATGACCTTTTGCGGAGGATCACGCAGGGACATTTGAAGGATTTGGGGATCGCCCTGGAGTGGAAATGAAATGAAAACAGCGGTGATTTACCTTGGGCAGGCGAGGACTTTTGCGCTGTGTTGGAGAACCCATTACTGGGCGGTGTTGCGGAAATTGCCGAATCCGACGTTTTATTGCGCGGTGGAGGATGATGAGGATGCGGAGAGCCTGGAGCTGCTTAAAGAGCGGTTCCCGGTGGTGCATTTGCGGAAGGTGAAAACCCCGGATGATTTGCCGCAGCCGAGCCCCATTTTTGAGCAGCATGTGCCGTATGGGAACAGCAGCCCCACGTCACGTTTGGTGCGGGTGTTGTGGAATTACCGGGAGGCTTGGAAGCTATTTGAGGAGAAAGAGCCCAAGCAGGACCCGGCGAGCCTGATTGTGAGGATGCGCCCGGACACCTATTACCATGATTTTAGCCTGCCGAGCAGGTTCCCGTATCCGAGGGAGGCTTATTTTGTTTGGTGGGGGCGGTATGGTGGCGTGAATGACCGGATGGCCATGATGGGCCGGGAAGCGGCCGAGGTGTTTTTTACCGCTTATGACCGGCTGGGTGCCACCTTGGATGCCGGGTGCTCCCTGCACGGGGAGTCGATCATGGGCGGGAACCTGGACCTGGCCCAGGTGGTGGTGAAGCATAATTTGGATGCGTGGCTGAGCTTTTGCAGGCCACCGGACGCACAAGGCCGGTGCCAAATGGTGCGCCCTGACCCCAGCATGGAGGAAATTGTGAAGGGGCAAATTGACCTGGCCGGGTTCCGGTTCGGCAACCTGGCCCAAATCGACTTATGAGCAGGCCCCCGCACAAAGGTAAGGAGCGTTATGTGGTCCGGTTGATGAAACTGGGCCGCGAGGCTGATGCCCTGGCCTACATGAAGGCTCACGGGCTAATCCAGGATTTCCGGGGGGCGCCCCAGTATAAGCCGGTTTCCACCTCAGAAGAACACCCCGCGGCCCTGACCCAGAAGCAAATTGACGACAACTACAAGTACCCGGATTTTATCCCGCACCGCGACCCGCTGCCCAAGGGGGTGAAGTGGGCCAAGTGCAAGCGGGAGCTAGCTCACGAGCTGCAAAAAGTATTCACCTGGGAGCAGGAGGCCGGGCTACCGGAGCACCGGCGCCATGAATTTCTGGTCTGGATGAGCCTCCGGGAACAGGCCTCGGCCAAATACCGGGGGCGCCTCGTCGGGCAAGTATTCCCCGTGGAGCCTAATCCAGATGAACGACAAGGGGGCTGGCGCATCCACCGCGCTTGACGGATCCAGGGCTCTGGGACTTTGTATTGCCAGCGAATACCACTATGAAACTAAAATCCGGCCTGAACTACGTTGCGGACCTGGAGCGGCGCCACAATCTGAGCGCCGAGGTCCGCTCCTGCGGGGACCATTGCGAAAAGTTGCCCTTTACCGAGAAAGACCCCTATGAAAATTGCAAAGTGCCTCCGCGGAGCGGAGCGGGAATGTCTGGCAAGGGTGGGCGCGGGGCCGGGCAGGGCGCCCGCTCCAACCGGGGCCCCGGCGCTGAAACGGATTAAATGGACCCTTTGGCTGACCCTCTCCCGGGCCCGGTTTTGTCTGATGAGGAGCACGCTGCGGTGTTTACGCCAGGCTTCATTAAGCGCCGGGACGCGAAAGAATTGGACCCGGTGGCAACGAATAAAGCTGAGCGCGTTGCTGAGATTCGCGGGGATGCTGCCCCGCTTGCATTAGCGGAGCTGGAGTCAGCCCGAAACCGCACCTTGCGGGCCATGATTCGCCAGCTCCCGTTTATGAAGCCCCAGGAAATCATCAGTGCGATTGAGGTCTTGGACAGTGAACTCTCCTCCAAACGGGTGACTGCGGGCGCCGCCCAGGACAAGACCCAGCCCACCCGGGAGGAAATGATTAAACAATTAAACCAGGTCCAAAAGTGAGGCTGATTGCTTCGTTATAGCGATACCGTCCCGATTAATTTTGGACTGCCCTGGCCTGGGTATCAGACCAAGGACTACAGCAAGTGCCCCCCGGACGAGCTGGCCCAGGACTATGCCCTGCGCCAGGGGGCGGAACGCCTGGCCCAGGATGATCCCGTGGCCTATGGCTGGGCCCTGGATTCCTGGCGCGAGGTCATGGGCGAGTGGGGCAATTACCATACCCACGTCATTTTGGGGGGCAACCGCTCCAGCAAGAGCACGTTTGTTGCCCGGCTGATGATTTTCCTCCTCGAAGCGGTTCCCGAGTGCCGATTGCGGGCTTTTCACACTTCGACCGCTCGGTCCATTACGGAACAGCAAAGCTTTATTTGGGAGGCATTGCCCCGGCGCTATAAGGACCTGGCTGGCAAGAAAAGCGGGACCTACTCCACCACGTTTACCCAGCGCAATGGGTTTGTGGGGGACAAGTTGATCCTGCCGCCCCAGCCCGGATGCGCCCGGGGCAGTGAACTTATTTTTGGCAATTATCAGCAATACCGCAATGACCCCCAGGTGGTTGAAGGTTGGTGGGCGCACGCGGCCTGGATGGATGAGGAAGCCCCGCAGAAGATGTTTGAGCGGGTTTTGACCCGCGTTTACGACGTGCGCGGGCGGGTGATTCTGTCCTTTACGACGATTCAGGGCTGGAGCGCCCTGGTGGCCGATGTGCTGGGCCGCACCAAGACCCTGCGGCGGCGCCATTCCCAGCTCCTGGGCCGGGACATTGCGGTGGCCCAGGAGAGCCAGACCCGGAAGGGAACCCGAATCTATTATTTTTGGACGGAGGACAACCCGTTTATCCCGGCGGAAACGATTGAACGGATTCGCGGGCGCCCCGAGGCCGAGATTCTGGCCATCGCCCACGGCATCCCCACCCGCAGCTCGACCACGAAATTTCCCCGCTTCAGCGAAAATGTCCATGTCATCAAAGATGAGCTGCTGCCCTGGAAGCGCCAGGGCAAGGACCAGGAGGCCAAAAGCAATTTCACCTTTTACCACGTCATTGACCCGTCCGGGAAAAAGCCCTGGTTCATGATTTGGGCGGCGGTTCACCGGGATGGGACCATTTACGTGTACCGCGATTATCCCGATGTGGGCTTTGGCTCCTGGGGCGAACCCTCGGAAAAGGAGGAGGGTTCCCCCGGCCCGGCGATGCGCCCCAATGGGTTTGGCATCTATGATTATGCGGACTGTATCCATGATTTGGAGCAGGAGGATGGGGTGGAGGTGTTTGAGCGCATTATCGACCCGCGTTTAGGCAATTCCACGATCCAAGCCAAAGAAGGGGCCACTTCCATCGTCACCGAAATGGAGCAGGCGGGCATCATCCTCCAATCGGCCCCCGGCCTGGAAATCAATCACGGCCTTTCGCTTATTTCTGACCGGCTTTCGTACAACGAAGCGGAGCCGGTTTCCGCCCTTAACCACCCTCAGCTCTACGTTTCCTCCCACTGTGAACAGCTCATTGAATGCTTCCGCAACTACACCGGGTGCTCCCGCACTGAAGTCTGGAAAGACGGCATTGATGTCGTCCGATACCTCCTCGAAACCGGCGCCGATTTCATTGAGCCGCAGGCACTCACTGACACCGGAAAAACGTTTTCCTACTGAAATGCACGCCGTATCGAAAAACGGGATTCACTCCCCGATGGAGGCCGCCCAGCCCCCGCATATTTTTCTTGGCCTTACCTCCCATGACCACCGGGTGCATACCCGCTTCATGATGAGCATCATGAGCCTGGTGGCCTCCAATCGGTTTAAGGTCACACTCTCCAATGTATCCAGCGGGGGGATTCACAAGGCCCGCAACAACCTCGCGTGGGAATTTTTAACCAAGAACGACGCCGAATATTACCTGTCGGTGGATTCGGATATTAGCTTTCACCCGGACCACGTTTCCCGGCTGATTTCCCACAATGTGGACTGCGTGGCGGGGCCCTATTGCCATAAAAAGCCTCAATTGGAATGGAGCGCCCGGGCCATCGCCGGGGAAACACCTGATCCCAAGACCGGACTCCAGGTCCTGAACGCGGTCGGCACGGGCTTTCTGTTGGTGAAACGCCATGTCTTTGAGAAAATCCGCGCCGACCACCCGGAGATTGAGCACAAGGAGGACTGGAGCGAGGCCAAGGGGGAAACGAAGTGGGACTTTTTCAGCGAGGGTGTTGTCCAGGAGCCGATCTATTATCCGGAGCCCACTTTCCTCAGCGAGGATTTCTATTTCTGCAAGCGGGTCCGCGACGCGGGCTTCAAGGTGTTAGTGGATACCTCCTTTTACGTCATGCACTGGGACGGTGGGCGCGGCTACCCGGAGCAGCCCCCGGCAAAACATGACCCCGAAAACATCCGGGCCCAGGAGGACATTAAATCATGAGCAGCTACAACGGCACCGCGACCGCGACCGAACAGGAAAACGATCCGGCATTCCAACTGGCCCCCGCCGAGGGCGATGGGCCGAACATGGGCATGGTGAAAAGTGCCTTTGAGCGCACGGTGGCCGATTGCCAGCCCTATGTGGACCAGTGCCGACTAAACTATGAAACCCGCTACGCGATTTGGAACGGCCAAAGTGCCGACGGGAAAAAGCACGCCCGGGAAACTGGCGGCAAGATTGATCCCACCCCTTGGGACGGCGCTAGCGACCTGCGCGTTTACCTCACTGATCTGGTCATTAAATACAAAATTGCTCGGTTTGGTCTGGCCCTGAAAAAGGCCAGCCTGGTGGCCGTGCCGGTGAATGGGAATGACATTGAGCGGGCGGAAGTGGTGGGAAATTTCATGCGGTGGTTGGTCACTACCCAGATTCCAAATCTGGAACGCGAGGCCGAGCTTTTAGGCAATTACATGCTGGAAAAGGGCGGGGCTCTCCTCGGAGTATTCTGGGAGACGGTGCAGGAAAAAACCCTCACCATCCTTCGCCTTTCCGACTTTGAGGCCAAGTTTCCCCGGCTAGACATCCAGGCGGCAATTCGCCACCCAGACCTGGAGGACAAAATCCTGGCCGTGCTGGAGGAGATTTATGGAGTTTCTGCGAAAAAAGCCAAGACCATGCTCCGGGAGTTGCGCACGGCGGGGGAAACCACGGTGCCCACCCTGGGCCGGGAGATTAACCGGCCCGTGATTCGGGCTTTTTGCCTGGACCGGGACGTGTTTGTGCCTTCCTGGGCAACGGACATTGAAACGACACCCTATCTTTGGCGGGTTGAATATTTCACGGCGGAACGGCTCCGGTCCTTTGTCCGCACCGAGGGGTGGGATGAGGAATGGGTGGAGCATGCAATCGAAACCTGCCGGGGCCGAATGATTACCAGTGTCCCTGATTCCACCCTCCAGCCGATTTCCAGGTCCTTTGTCTATATTGACCGCAAGGTGATGTACACGGACCTGATTGGGGTGGTCTTTGGCTACCAGCGCCTGAGCGATGAGGATGGAGTTCCGGGCATCTACCTGACAATCTTTAACCCCTCCATTTGTGACGATAACAAGAGCCAGGGGTACGCTAAATTTGGCCTCCTTGGGTATCAGCTCCCCTCCTACCCATTTGTGAAGTTTGCCCAGGAATACCTGTCCCGGAAATTTCATGACACCCGGGGCATCCCGGAGCCGGGTAAATCCTGGCAGGACCAAATTAAGGCCCACCGGGATTCGCGGGTGGATGCGGCTTCGTTAGCTATCTTGCCCCCGCTCATGTATCCCCTTGGGCGCCCGCCAACCCGCTGGGGCCCCGGTTCCCGAGTCCCAGAGCGGCGCCCGGGAGAATATCACCATGCGGACCACCCGATGGGCGACCCGAATACGGAAAATTCTGAGGAGATTTTGGTCCGAACCTATAATGAATATGAGGGCATTATTAACCCAGGATCGGAGGACCCAGCCATGGCCCAGGTGATGGGACAATTTGAAATTGACCGCTGGCTGCATTGCTGGACCCAAGTTTTCCGCATGACCTTTAAGCTCTGGCAACAGTATGGGGACAGTAAGCAGCTTTTCCGGGTCACCGGCCTTGCCAAAGCCCCGGTTCAGGTCATGGAAAAAGGTGACCCCACTGAGGATTACCAGGTCATGCTCAGTTTCGACACCCAGAGCATGGACCAGGAGACCCAGATTCAGAAATTCGAAGCCATAGCCAAAATTAAGGCCACCTTCGATTCGAACGGTCAAATTGACACTTCGAAACTGATCCCGCTCTTGATCCAGGCCATTGACCCGGCCATTGCGGAACAGGTGGTGCTCCCGGCCAACGCAGGCCAGCAGCAAATCGTTGCTCAGGTGCAGGGCGACTTGACCCAGATGTTCGCGGGCATCCCCACGGACATTAAGCTGGGCACGCCCCCGCAGCTCGGCCTGCAAATCCTCCAGGCGTACCTCCAGCAGCCGGATGTGGCCCAGCGTATGGCCACCGACGAAACCTTTGCCCAACGGATCGAAAAATATGGCAAGCAACTCCAGTTTCAGTCGACCCAGCAGCAGAACGCGAAGATTGGCCGGTTTGGAGCCTAATGGACGCTTACGACCAAAAACGCGCCATTCTGGAGGAGTCGATGCGCCTCCTAGCCACCCACGAACCGTTCATGCGGTTCATGGAGGCCATGGAAACCCTCCGGGAGGGTGCCATTGCGGACGCCTGCCGTAATGACGTAGTGGACAATCAGGGCCGGGTCATGGCCGCTTTAGGCGAGGTGCGAGCGTATAACGATATTAAATCGTTATATACGGAATATCTGAGCAAACCAGTTGAGTATTGATGTATCATTGGCCCAATTACGGGCAGCGGGTTTCTGCCATCCCTTAAAAATGGCTGGCCAGGAAAATTCTTGGTTATGAACCATGGCTAACGACGTAGGGACAACTTCAGCACCCTCTAAAGCTGATGGCAATTCGAGCGGAAACGTGAGCGGAACTAAGGCCGTGCAGATGCTTGTTCAACGGCAAGCAGAAGCCGCCGCAGCCCCCGCCTCAGAACACGTTCAGACGGCTCCGGAGACCCCGGCGCCCGAAACCGCCCAACCTGAGACTTCCCCGGAGACGCCCACGGCGCCCCCCACGGAAACGGCGCAGGCCACCCCCGAGGCTCCGGCCCCGGAGGCCCCCGCGCCCGATGACGTTCTTTCCCAGCTTTCTCCAGAACAGAAGAAAGGAATTGAGAAACGCATTGCCAAGGAAACGGCTAAAACCAAGGCCCTAGAGGCTCAAATTGAGCTTCTTAAGGCCGCTCAGGCGCGTAATGCGCCCCCGGCTACGCCAATTCCCACCACCCCAATCTTGCAGGACCCATCCAGCCCGCTGGCCAATATCTTTGAGCCCGCAGAGCTGGAGAAGGTGAAGAAATCGGCCCTGGAGGCCAAGGATTGGGCGCAAGAGCAATTGGATAACGGAGTCACTGAGGCCAAGGTGGGTAGCGAAGTTTACGATACCCAGCGGCTAAAATCGGTGGTCCGCAATGCGGATAAGGTGGTCTCCCGGGAAATCCCGGAGCGAGCCCAATTCCTGAACGTGCGCCAGCAGGCTGAGCGGCAAACCGCTGAAATCTTTGGCGCCAGCGATTGGTTCAAAGACAAGCAGAGCGAAGGCTATAAGGTGTATCAGAACATCCTGAGTGACCCAGATGTGGCCAAACGAGCGGGCGCCCCTTGGGTGGCCGCTATCCAGGTCCAAGGTCTGATTGATGTTCAGCGCAACTTACGGGCCCGGGGCAAGGAAACGGAGCTGCCAGCGCAGCCCCCGCCCAAGCAGCGGCCCCCTGCTTCGCAAACGGCAACGGGAGCGGGCCTGGGGCCCAACCGGGAGCCTGGCCAATCGAAAGCGGTCAAGGAATTGACCAGTGAAATGGAGATATTGCGGAAAAAGAAAGGCATTTCCGGACGGGACGCAGAAGCGTATTTGCGGAAGTTAGACACCGCACGCTCAACACGTTAACCATTGGCAGAATCAACAACCTATAATATTGTCGGTATCCGAGAGGACCTTACCGACTTCCTGACGATCCTAGAGCCCGAGGACACTCCTAAGCTCTCGACCTTTAATAAGTCACCTGTACCCACTTCCTTTTACCAGGAGTGGCAGGTTGACAATCTATTCCCACCGAACTTTACCGGCGTGTTGGAGGGTGTGGATGCCTCCACTTTCGATAACGCCGCCGAGAACCGGGCACGGATTGGTAACTACGTGCAAAAGTTTTGGCGCAAGTGGTCCGTCTCGGACATTGTGGAAGCCGCTGATGTAGCGGGCGTCTCCAATGAGGTGGCCAACGCCAAGATGAAAAAGTTGCGCGAAATCAAGCGCGACATTGAAGGGGCCATCGGCTCCGACAACGAAATGCAGGCGGATAACGGGTCCGTCCCGTATCTGTTTCGCGGCCTCGGCATGTGGATTGGCGGCACGCAAACCGTGCATGCCGTTCCCTCGCTCTATACCACGCCGACCAACTCGCTCAACAACACGGCTACCGCAAGCCTGACGGAGACCAACTTTAACACGGTTTTCCAGAGCATCTTTGAGGTAAACGGTGGCAAGCGGGCCTACACCCTATTTGCGGGCACCAACCTTAAGAAATACATCTCGCTGTTTCAGCGGACCACGGGGGCCTCGGGGACTACCCAGACTTACCAGGTCATGCAGAAGGCCGACCAGCATGAGATTGACCTGCATGTGGACTTCTACAGCGGCGATTTCCATTCGGTGACCATCATCCCGGACTTGTTCAACGGCCTGGTTTCGGCCAGCGCGGGCGCATCTGGCACGGTGGGCGCGGGCTTTCCGATTACCAACCAGTCCCGGGCCCGGGGCTACGTCATTGACCCTGACCTGGTGGGTATCGGTTATATGATTGGGCTCAGTAACCAAGAGCTGCCTGACCAAGGGGCTGGGCGCCGGGGCCTCATCAAAACCGTCCTCACCCTGATGGTTAAAAACCCTAAGGGCTTGGGCAAATTCTACGCCTCCAGCTAAACCCAGGAGGACCCAACCATGGCAACATACACTGTCGCAATCCCGGGCGCGAATATTTCGCCCCTGGTCAAACCGGAACAAACGCTGGGTGGTTACACTACCCGGTATTATGTCCCGTACACGCTCATTAGCCTCTCTGGGGCAAGCTCCAGCTCGGATACCGTTCTCCTTACCTTGGGCACCACCCCATCAAATTGGGTGGTAACCTCGGCCACGGTGAACATCCCGGCTGGGCAATTCTTCGGGGGAAGCACGGCTACGCTCACGGCGGTTTTGGGGACGACGACGACGACAAACGCTTTTGTCTCGTCATTCTCCACCCTGACCAGCGGGACGTACTCCGGGATTTATGGCCCGAACTCGGTGAATCTCCCCGGCTCATCCCAGGGTACTTCCACCATTACGCTGGCCATGACTCTGACCCCGGGCGGGGTGGGGGCAAGCCCGGCCAATTTCACCTCCGGTGAAATGACCGTGCTCATCGGCCTCTATGATCCGAGCCAAATTAGCTAACCCTTTGGGGTAAGGTTTAGTCTGTCTGGCGGGCGCCGGTTTCGTGATGGTTCCGGCGCCCGCTCCCTCTTTTCAATGATTACCACGGACAGCCCGCGTGAAGTTGAGACGTTGCGGGAATTCATGAATGCGAAGGTGCAGCGGGAGCTGCCCGCCGAGAAGGCCCGGGCGCACGCTGAGCAAACCCGCATCGCGCAAAAGCTTCAGGCCGATGGCCCCCGCTCCATGCCGGGGCTTGGCCAGAAAATGGGCAGTGTGGATGCCCGCACTTATTTTCGCTGGCAGCAGTCCCATCCCGGGAGTGTCCGCGATCCTAATTTCATCCAGGAAATGCTCCGGGATAGCCCCAAATTGCGGGCGCCCGGTTACACCCCCCGCAAAACCTACCGGGCTACCTGGCGCAAGGTGTATTCATGAGGACCCAGCATTATTCAGATTTCCTCGCTAATGTTTCCGCCCTCATCGGGGTGGAGCTGGGTGATTTGGAAACCACTGAGCTGACTTTCCTCAACACTTATTTTAACAAGGCGATTCGGAAAATCTGGGAGGCAAACAACTGGACCGACCTGTGCCCATACGGCGAGGTGCGGTTTCCGGTCAACCTGGTTTCATTCCCCAATGACCTAACTCAGACTGGCTCCGGGAATTGGTCCCTAACCAATGTGACCACCACGGCCACGGCTCTGGCTAACCCCTTGGATAACCGGGTGACCGCAAGCCAGGTCCTGGAGACAAGCGCCACGGGCCAGCACGGGTTCACCCAGAGTTTCAGCGTCATTCCGAACACCAACTATATGGCCAGCGGCTACGCCCGCTTCGGTGGCCGCAGCAATATCCAGGTGACCCTGAATGACGGGGTGACCAGCTACAGCTCCTTTTACAACCTGGGCACTGGTGTCGCCGGGACGGCCTCCGGGTCTGGGGCCAGCTCCGGGATTCAGATGCAGGCCAATGGGTTTTACTATTGGAGCCTCCAGGCCAAAAGCGCGAGCACGGCCATGAGCGCGGGCACCCTCACAATCAACCTGTCCCCGGACGGTTCATCCACCAGCTATTCCGGGAGCGTGACCAGCGGGATTTACTCTTGGGGGGTGACCCTGGGCACGCCCAATTCCCTCATCCCCGCAGCCTATTACGTGCCCTGGGAGCAGCCGGGGGAGAAGGAAATTGATGTGGTCTTTAGCGTCTGGACCAGCGATCCGGGCTCATTTCTGCCCCCGTACCTGGCGGATTATTCCACCACCCCGAACGGCATTGAGCTTATCGGTCCAACCAGCACGGGACCGGTTTATCTCTATTACCGGACCCGGCGCCCGCTGTATATCGGGTCCAACTACAGCAGCAGCACCAGCTATTCGGCCAGCTCCACCTTCTACTATACCAGCACCACCACGGGGTACTCGGATTATTACACGGTGGGGCCTGCCGGGTCAACCGCAGGGCAAACCCCGGATGCGAACCCGGGCCTTTTCTCTGTCATTGCGATCCCGTATGTGTTTTTTGAATATGCGGTCTATAACGCGTATGCTGATTGGCTGGAAGTAGAGGGGCAGACGGCAAAAGCGAACTCAATGCGGGGGACGGCGGACACCTTCCTGACAGATGAAACCGACCGGCTGGAGCGCCAGCAGGGTCAAATCATGCCCTGGCGGGTTTACACCCATCTGACCAGTCAGAACCGGGGCCTGGGCTACGTTGGCCAAAACTTTAACGCGGGAACCGCAACAATCAATTAACCATGGCTACAACCCTCATTAATCCGCTCTACCCGCGCCCGCATATTGTGGCCGGGACCAACTCAGTGGGCTCCGGTTTCATGCTGACCATTTCCAGCACTTCAACCGCCACCGCTTTCCTCGCCACCAATTTTGATTCCGGCTGCGAGGTTGTATTTTTGGATGTGCAAACGGCCAACGTCCTGGTAACCTTTGACGGGAGCACCCCCGGGGCCGGGACCTCGGGCCATATCCTGGCCAGTTCCACCAATTACACCTGGCAGCTCGGAACCCTGCTCAAAGCCCGGTTCACCTGCTCATCCACTACGGCCACTATTTACGCGAGCCAGTTTAGCATGTAATGGGTTATGGGATATATCCCGCTTAAGCCCACGATTGTTAACGGCCTGGTGGTCCTGGGCCAAAACCTGGCTGTTGGCAGCAGCACAGCCAGCTTTACCACGTTCAATTCGAACACCAATGTAGTGGCAATCCAGGTCCTGGGCAACAACCTGCAATGCACCCTCGACGGCACCGGGCCAAGCGGTACAAACGGCGCCACGCTGTATGCGGGCCAGACCTACCACTGGGACACCCAGACGGCGCAGCGGGCGCAATTCATCCAGGGTAATAACGGGAGTGGCAGCATTTACGCCCAGGAGTGCGTCAATGCCACTACGGCCTCCGATATGCCCCTGGATATGTCGATTTGGAAGCCAGTGGTCAGCATTGGCGGGGGTAGCGGCTCCGGGTTTGCCAACCCCATGACCACCCAGGGGGATATTATTTACGGCGCCACCTCGGGCACTCCGGTTCGCCTGGGCGGGGTGACCGGATCGGCAACCATGTATCTGGCGAGCCAAGGGACGGGCTCCGGGGCCACGGCGCCATTCTGGGCCACGGTCTCAGGGGGCTCAGGCTCCAGCACCAATGTCATGACCTCAATTGGGGACATGATTTTTGGCTCCAGCTCCGGGAGCCAGACCCGCCTGGCCGCAACCACCGCTAGCCATACCCGCTATTTGACGGAAACCGGAACGGGCAGCGCGGGGGCTCAGCCAATCTGGAAAGACGGGCCCGTATTTAACGTCAAAGACTACGGGGCCAAAGGCGATGGCAGCACGGATGATACCACGGCCCTGCAAGCGGCCCTGACCTTAGCGGCCAACGCGAACGGGACTTGGTACGCGCCCAGCTCTGATTATGTGTTCAGCGCCCCGCTCACCTTGCCTAGCAACTACACCGGGCGGGTGGCCTTAAAAGGGGATTCCCGGAACACCTCCCGGCTCCTGTATTCATCCACCGGCAACGGCCTGTACTTTGACCTGACTCATGGCACCTGGGCCTTTGCCAATGCGGTGGATGTTTCGGATTTAGCCCTCTTGGCCAATGCTCCCGGGGGCGGCTCCGGGGTTACCTCCGGGTATGCCATTTCCTTCCTCTACCCGGTGGGGAGCTCCGTAGCTGATGAGACCCGGCCCGGGTGCAGCGTTCACCGCTGTTACATCGCCCCGCTCATGGCCGGGAACTATGCGGCCAATTATGCTCATGCGGGCTGGAACCAGGGCATCTACGGTCAAACGGCCTGCCACCTGTCCCTGGATGATATTTTCATCTGGGGTAGCGGAGACTGGCCAAACAGCGGGCAGGCCGGGAACGGCTGCGCCATTGTCCTAGAAAGCGGGGTCAACAGCACCATCGCCAATATTGTGGGCGGCGGCTGGAATAACGGTATCCGGTTTTTGAACTCGGGCGGCTCTGGGGCTTTGGACTGCCAGGGGATTTTCATGGACCGAATTGAAATGGTGGGGGTGAATCAATTTATCAGCTCGGTGGGCACCGGCTCATTTGGCCCGCTCACCATTACGAATTGGCAAATTGATAATGGGTTTAGCGGCGGCACCAGCTACTCCCAGATGTTTACCTTCAATTCCTGCCAGGATATTCGGATTGGCGAGGGCCTGGGTATCTTGGGGACCAATTCACCGGCCAACGGAGTGGCGTTTGTGAATTGCCAAAGGTGCTCGGTGGTGGGGGCGGATATTACCTGCTCCGGGAGTAGCTCCTACGCGGTGGTGCTGAGCAATTACTGTGACCAAATTGTGGTGGATAGCTGCAACCTCCAAGGCCAGAGCTATGATGTGGTGGTGGGCGGTGGATGCACCCGGACCATGATCGGGAAAAACACCAGTTATAACCGGCCATGGCCCTTGGTGGCGGATTCCAGCGCCACTTGCCCCACCTGGACCTATGGGAACACGTATTATTATGGGCAATACGTTTTCGCCTCGGATACCCATAATTATGTTCTCTCGGTTTCCAGCCTTTACAGCACAGTGACACCCCAGAGCGACCCCACGAACTGGACCCGGGCCTATACCTTTCCCGGCACCTTTAATGACGGGCCCCGGGGAATGGGGGTGCAGGCCACCATCACCAGCACCCAGGCTGTTTCTAGTAACACGGAAAATGATGTGACCTGGACCTCAGTTTTGTATGACGATGGGGACCAGCAAGGTTTTTGGGGCGGAACGCGAACGGGCAAGAGCGGCAACGGGATTTTTATTTACCCGCCCGCCGACGCAAAGCGGGTCCGATTTAACGGGGTGATCCGCTGGGATGGGTCTGTCTCCACCGCTGGCTCCCGCTTCTGCAAGCTCAAGGGGGCCTCGGGAAACATTTACGGCGGGGACTCTGGCCCGGCCTCAGATTTCACGGTCACCGACCAAACCTTTGATTCCGGCGTCCTGGACCTGGCCAGCATTGGCGGGGCTACGGGATTTTACGTGACCGTGCAGCAGGACAGCGGCAGCACCATCAATCTTTTGGCGAATTGCACCTTGTGCATGACCATTGAACGCTGATGGATCGTTACGCAGACATTTATCCGCAGCCGGGTGATAGCCAAATCGCCCTAGACGGGGACACTAAGTTTCTGGGCATGGAGGCCCGGCTGCAACCGGAGGTGCTGGAGCCGGGCTATGTGTCCCTGTCCCAAAATATGCGCTTTACCAACTACACCGGCCAGGTGCGGCTGGGCATGGCGAAGCAGACCAATGGAATTACCGTTAATGGCGCGGCCCTCATTGTGCCTTTTACGGTGGGCTCCAGTGCCATTGTGGTGGATACCATCACTGATGGGGTTTTCGGGGCCATGACCTTTTCCGACCCCAACAATGGGAACCTGCAAAGCCAGGTCATTTTCACGGGGGCCAAGGCTTACACCCTGTCCGCATCCGGCGCCCTGGCGAGCCTCACCTACCCGGCCAATGAAACGATTGATAGCAATGACCTGGTGGATTATGGCCAATACGGAGATAACGTGTACCTGATGCGGGGATACGTGAGTGACCCGTTCCCCGTGCATACCCTGACCAGCTCCGGGACCATGGCGACTTTTACCAGCACCACGAACCTGACCGGACTGGTGACCGGAATGTATATCCAAATCGGGGGCGCCTCCCAGTCGGCCTATAATGGCAACTTTCAGGTGACGGTGACCGGCGCCAGCTCTTGCACCTTTAGCCTTTCCGGGAGCACCACGAGCCCCGCCACGGGCTCCATTACCTGCAACCGGGTGAAGTTGCCCATGAAATGGAATGGGGTGGCCGGTGGGGGCTTTTCCCTGACCACCACCGGGGTCATTGCGGAAAACTTTAGCTACATGCCCAGCGCGGACTTCCTCCTCTTTCAGGCGAACCGGGCGATCATGGGCACCGCTCGGAACACGGCGACGATCTCCCAGGTGGAAGCCCCGGAGGTGGTGGATACGATCAACGGGGAATTTAACTTTGGCCCCGGCACTGCGGACTACCTGATTGGCGCCGTCCCGTACCAAGACCAATATACTCTCATTTTCCTGCGCCATTCGGTTTGGCTGATTGCGGGCATTTCCCTGGATGTGTCCGCGATGAGCACCCAAATCATGACCCCTTCGGTGGGGTGCATTTCCAAGCGCACGATCCAGACGTGCGGCGCCAATGTCCTCTTTCTCTCCGACCTGGGGGTGTATCAGTTTGTCCCGGGCTATGAGCTGGCTCTGCGCGGCAACGTGCTTCCGCTCTCGGCTTCGGTGGATTCGATTATCCGCACCATCAATTTCTCGGCCACCAACGTGCCCTGCGCCGCCTACACCAATAACCGTTATTACCTGGCAGTGCCCATCAATGGGGCCACCCGGAATAATTGCATGTTGGTTTATAATTTCATCAATGAAGCCTGGGAGAGCCAGGACACGTTCCCGAATGGGTTTTATTGTGACTACCTCACGGTGATGTATAATTCCACCGGAGTGCCCACCCTTTACTGCTTTAGCTTGGAGGGCGGCGTTTATGCCTATGAGCAGAACGAGCAGGATGATTTTGGCGCGGCCAACCAGGCCCCGAGCCAGTACCTGATTAATGGCCTGCTGCTCACCCGGCGCCTGAACTTTGGGAGCAATAGCTTGAAGAAATTCAACCGGGCCATTGCCAATTACCAGCTCGATGGCTCCAGCACCATGGCCTGCTCTGCGATTATTGTGGACCAGGATTCCACCCGGGTCATGCCCGCCGTGACCGCGACGGCGGCAACCCGGGCAAACCGGCCCATGTTGATTAACAAGCGCGGATACGGGGTGCAGCTCCAATTTACCAATACAGCCCTCCGGGGGACCGTCCTTAATTACAGTGTGGGCGCATACCTGAAGGACCTGAAATCCGTTAAAACGACATGAGCGAATCATTTACCTTCAACACGGGGCACAATTGGTCCAATGGCGATACGGCCAACGCGGCCAACCTCAACGCGGCGGTCAACAGCGCCACGGTCTCCAGCACTTTGGTCAATTCCTTCGTTGCCTTCGATGGCAGCGGCAACGCGATCGACGGGACTGCTTCCAGCGGACTGGCCATTGTCTCCGGGGCGATGAGCGTAACGGGGACCACGGGGATTTCCGTTTCCAGCACCGGGGTGGGCATCGCCTACCGTCCGGTGGTCCTGACCGGTAACGTGACCGTGACCAATTCCACCAGCTTGGTGGCTGTATCCAATTTCACCTACAATCTTCCGGTGGGAAATTTTGCGTTTAGCGGCACCCTCATTTGTTACCCAAACGGGGGCCTTGGCACTGGTGGGTATAATATCGGGGTGGGCGGAACGGCTGGCACTCCCAGCTTCGGGATGAGCTACATTGCCATGACCAGCTATACCGGGACCAGCTACGCGCAATTTAGCCAGAGTTTCCCCAATAACAGCGGTTTCCCCATCCAGTCGGGGGCCATGGTGCAAATTGCGGGCACCATCCAGGTGAATAGCTCCGGGACCTTCCAGGTGCAATTTGCCCAAAATGCGGCCAGTTCCACCGCTTCCCAGCTCCTCATCGGATCTACTTTCCAGGTCCAAGCTGTATGAGCCTTGTCCCTACACTGCGCCAAATCCGCTCCAAGGAGGAGCAGGAGGCCATCCTGAAGGTGGCCCGGGAGGACAATGATGGGGTTATGTTTCCATCCCATGTGGTGCTTAAAAATGGCGAGGTGGCCGGTGCTGTATCTTTGGGGGCAATACCATTTGTTTGCCTCTGGCACAGCAGCAAGCTCCTTGGTCCAAAAGATTCGCTGATTCTTAAATCCATTTACGATGCGGTCATGGAGCAGAAAGGCACCCCGCAATATTTCATCGCCTGCAATAAAGCGAGCCCCTATCTGGGCCATATGGACCAGCTCGGCTATAGCCCCATCTGGGAAACCAACCTTTTCTATAACCAGCGGTAGCCATGTGTACCATGCCTAATAGCGGGGCCAGCTCTTTTAGCTCCAGCTCCAATGCCTCCGCCATGCCGAATCTGGGGGGTGGGGCGGTGCAGGCCTTGATTAACGCCATGAGCCAAACCAGCGGCCTAATGAACACCCAGACCCAGACGGCTGGACAATTCCCCTCACTCGGGACCTATAACCCCGGGCCAAACCAGCAGGTGCCCTCATTGAGCGCGATGCAGCAAGCCTCCATTGGCGGCGGGTATGGAGCGAATCAAATCCGGCCCGCATCTTCCCAGTCGGGAACCGGAATTGGCACCGGCCTTTTGGGCAATTTGGGCATCGGCACGGGCCAAGGCGGAATTGGTTCATCCCTACTAAACGGCCTGGGCTCAGATGTTGCCGGATGGCTTGGCGCAGGCGGGGCCGCAGCCGGGGCAACCACCGCAGGCGCGGCCCTGGCAGCAGGGAGCACCGACGCAGCAGTTGGGGGCGCCGCCGCCGCTGGGGGCGTGGCCGACTTCCTCCCGTTCCTTTTAGCCCTCCTTTAAGCTATGTGTACCACCTCAAACAACGTCACCCAACCGGCCCAACCTAGCGTGGCGCAAACGGCCAGTGACACGTTGCAATCCCAGATTGCCCTGGCTCCGCAGCAGTACCAGGCGGCGGCTACCTACGCGCCCCAGTACCAGGACCTTCTTAACAACCTGACTAATCAGGGCATCTTTGGCAGCGCGAACAGCCAGGGTTTGCTCAGCACCTACCAGCAAGCGGCCCCCAGTCTCCAGACTCTGCAAAGCGGGCTGAACGCCCAGCAGGCCGGGGCGAACATTGGCCTGGTGAATAACCTCGGCCTGCAAGCTACCCAGGCTTTCCAAAACGCGAACCCCCAGCTTACCGGGGTGAACAACACCCTGGCCAACCTGGCGCAAAGCCAGCCGAGTCCTGTATCCGGCCCTAACTACACTAATTCGGTGGCCAACAACCTGGCTAACACAGCCAATCAGCAGCTTTCCCTTGGTACTAGCATCACCCCGCAGGAGGCTAATACAGTCTCCGGGCAAGTCCTGGCCAACTATGACCAGCAGGGCCGTGCCAATGACCCCACCGCGATTGCCGGACTGGCCACGGGCCTGGACACCTACGGCCAGCAGCTCCTCGGCCAGCGGGAAAGCGCGGCCTCCTCGGCGGGCTCGCTCCAGGCCCAGAGCAATGCAGCTCTGACCCAGCAGCAGCAGCAGGCCCAGCAATATAATAGCACCTATGGGGCCGGACTGTTGACCAGCGCCGGGCAGCAATTGGCCAACACCTCGGTTAACCCCTACGCGGCCATCCTGGGGCAATCCGGGGCGATTGGCACCACCGGGGGTATTGCCGGACAAACCGGGGCAGGGACTCAGCTCGGCCAAAGCCAGAGCGCCTTTGATCCATTCAACATCGCCACGTCGTTATATGGCGGATACCAAAGCGCCAGCTCAGCGGCCAACATAGCCCAGGCTTCACTAGGTTCCCAGGGTGGCCTGGGTCTCTTGAACGGGATCTTTGGCAATGGCTCTTTTTGCTGGGTGGCCCGCGAGGTATATGGCCATGATATGGATTGGATTGATTTCCGGCGGTGGATGCTAACCCGCGCCCCACGGTGGTTTGTGTGGGTTTACGGGAAATTTGGTGAATCCCTGGCCCAGTGGCTCCAAAACAAGGATACGCTTAAAGCTTTAATCCGGGTTTGGATGGATGCCCGCATTGCCACCCTGGAGGTTTAACATGGGACTACTTGATTCCACCACCCAAAATCCGGCCCAGAACCCGGGCGCCCCCCAGCTCGCTGGCGGGGGGCTGTTTCAGCAAATCTTTAATGCCTATGAGCAGAGCCGGGCCCAGGATGCTGCGGCCACCGGACAACTGGGGGGCACCCTTAATGCCCTTGGCAACGGCAACATGCAGGCTGGCATTGCTGCCTTATCCCCGGACGGCCAAGCCCTGGCGCAAAAGTTTGTATCGGGGAAGGCAGGACTAAAAGACAAGCTGGCCCTCCTGGGTGAGGCTCAAACCAGCGTGGCCATGAGGCAGAAGCAGGCTGATATAGCCCAGCAACAGGCGCAAACCGGGGCCATCAGCCAGCAGGGCGCTCTATTTGGCAGCGAGGCCCAGGTAAACCAGGCCCAGGCGGCTCAGCTCCAGGCCCAGCTTGCAGCGGTGCGGGGCATTATGGGGCCAGCGCCGGGACCTACCCAGCCCCCGGCCCAAGCCCAACCGAGTCCAGCGCCCAGCAGCA